ACAAGTTGATATTGAATGCATCATTGCTTCGCGAGATTGTATACATACACTCAATAATGCATCCATCACCGCCGATAGTATCAATGACTTTTGCGGCAGTATTGTTGGTAAAATTACCTGGTGTAGTTGTATTTACACTAACCTTGTGCGGATTCATATCGACTGCAACGTGCAATACGTTGTCAACCAATAGGGGTTGTTTGTTTGTAGATGTAGAAGCCATTACGTTGTCATTCCTTTACTATTGCGCCCACCACGTGCAGGCTTTTTCTGTTGATCTTCACCGCCTTGAGCAAGGCCACCTGTGATGCCCTGTGCTGGCAGAGTGTTTGCTGTTTGCTGAGTCATTTGGCCAGGAACACTGGCAGGGGCTGGCATCATTCCAGGATTAGCAAGACCCATAGGTCCGCCATACAATCCTGACGCCATAATTTTTTCATTCAGGCGCATACCTTCTTGCAAATCTGTATCAGGGGAAGATCCTGCTTGGTTAAACGAAGGTAGATATTGACCAGGCACTCGGTTATGACCTTGGCCAGGGACAATGTTTTCATTTTGGCCGCTAAATGTAGCGATGTTAGAGCCGCCAGGAGCTCCCATTTGCGGAACAAAAGCTTCTGCGTCCATAAATGGATTTTGAGTTTTGCCGCTCATACTTGCCATTGAAGGCGCCATACTGCGGAAATTACCAGGATTCATATCCTGATTGTTTGGACCTTGCGGCATACCCGGAGCAGGGCGTCCGTAAGTGATTGCTTCGGGGTCGTGTGCTTTGCCGCCGAGTTCTTTACGCCGACGCATTTTTTCAGAATTTGCCATCACGCCCTCCTATCGTTGTAACCAGAAAATCCTTGTCCGCCACGCATCATATTGCCGATGCGCTCATCAAAAGCACTAGGGTCAACCTGTGGTTGATTCGTAGATGATTTTGCATTAGCTAAATTACCAGTTGAATCTGGGCGACGCATTGGAGCGTTATAAGGATCTCCATCAGGACTTTGTGCAAATCCTGCTTGCGCCCCACCTAAAATCTCTTCGGCCATATAATTCACATTGCCGTATTTTGGATTCTTGGTGGCTTTAGCAATAGATCCAGCACCCTCGTTTTGAATTTGGAACATTTTAGACTGAGCTAATGCGGCCTTTTTTTGCTCCTGATATGTTCGTTCAGAATTGTCCATCCTGACGTGATGACCATTGTGATGCATAACTATCTATTTATATATACGTATATTTTACCGATAATCTAAATGCAAAGTGATACGTGATCCGACAGACGTATCGGCAGGTCCGGGCACTGCCATAATAAATTCTGCTCCAGCTCTTTCAAACGCATAACGACGTACTTCAGGGCGACGATAATTAGCGACATACAAACTTTCTGCTAGTCGATCGCATTCCCTCAAGTAAATTTCACGAAAATATTCGTCGCCTTTTAATGGATCAGATGATGAGATTGTACGTTCAACGTCACCAGAAATAATTTCTTGGCGGCTGAAGTTTACAGTACCTGTTCCTGTAGGATCTAAAATATCATCTGGAAAGTATGCGCTGACTTTCCAAGCGTTCTCGCAGCGTTTGATGTGATAAACAATTTCGTTGTACCACAGTTCATCTGGGATCATTGACATCGCTTCTTCTAAGCGAGCACGGTCACCAGCAGGCATTTGTGCGCCACTGTTGTATCCTAAGTGAAACCTAACTTTAGATTTTAAATGCTCGTCTAGTTGCATTATCAAACACTCCGTAACTGCTGCCTTGTCAGTTCTTCAACGTACTGAGCGTCAGCTAATGTAAGTTCGCCACCGGATTGAATTTTGGCAATAATATCAGCAGCTTTGTTAGGCCGTTGTGAATTACCTAATGCTGCAACAGCGCCTGCAATTAAACCGCCTGCAAATCGTCCACCGTAAGATGTGCGTGCTTTAGGATTTAACGTTCTACGTAAACGAGTATTGATTGCATCTATAGGTGTACCTATTAATGATCCACCGACACCAGCAGCAATAGCAATCGGTAACGCTCCGTCTTCACGCGCTTGGTTCTCTTGCTGCGCACCTTGCATCAGGATTTGATCGATTGCATTCATTACCAATGCCCTTGTAATATATACAGTTTAACTAATAAAAATTAAGTCATCTGCAATAAGTTGATCCCAATTGACACGAGGAATGTTTTCTAGTTGTTTGAGGTTTGCAAAACGCTCTCCTGATAAAGACATACGTAATTCAATAATCTTTTTAGCTGTTGTATATCCAACACCCGGCAGACGTTTTTGAATTTGTTCCGCTGTTGCCATATTTAAATTCAATCGAATGTCTTCTTGCGGTACTACAAGTTCCGGTGCAGTCTCTTCTTCTTCTACGATTAAACCTGGCACAGTCATTCTAGGCATCCGCCCTTTTTCCTTGTCGTAAGGTATCAGCTGATCAAGCATCATATAAAGCACTGCGCCACTCGCATCTTTCACCATTGCAAAATCTTTGTCTTGCTTGCAGATAAACTCAACTAGCTTACCAGTTTTATTGTCTTGAAATAATTTAGTCTCAGCCATAAATTTTGGGTAGTCCTGTGTTTATTATAGGCACAAAAAAAGAGGCTCTTATGAGCCCCTTTGTTTATGAGCAAAGGATCAAGTTCCTTGGCCAGCTTCAACAGCATACGGGATGTGAACATCGTCGTAGCTAGGAGCAGGAGCTGCTTTGTACCAGCACACTTCCACAATGATGGCGGAAGGGGAGTTGCGGCAAGCACCGGCAGAAGGATCGAGAGATGCAATCAAGATGGCATCAGTTTCAATCTCAACTGTTTCGTCAGCACCAGATGCAGTGCCGTCAACAACTGACAGCATTGCAGAAGACAGACCATCTTCAGGGAAATAGCCATCTGCTTCAGCAGTAATGTCAGTTGCAAAAGCAGGTGCGGAAGGAGCGTTGACAGCAATTGTTGCTGCTCCAGCAACAGTTTGCTCACGCACACCGGGGGCAGAAATGCCAATCTTATAGATTGTTGCTCCTGCGGGAATCACCATAGGCTTATCCTTGCGAGGCTTGTCATCTTGACGCAGGTCAGGAGACAAGATCTGAGGAGTGTACGTACCAACAGCAAGAGAGCCATCGGTTTCAGTGATGTTGTCATTGTCAGGGTTGATAACTACAGCACCAACGGAGCGGTAGAATTCAACACCAGGAAGAGCCACAACACCTTGATCGCGATAAGCGTTCAGGTGGGCTACATAGTTACCGGGGAAAATTACGGACATTGTTAGTTACCTCCTATCAGTAAACGAAAGAGTAACCAACCGTAATGAAATCCTTGTTGAGGGTTTCAAAACCGGCAAACAGGGACCAGATCATAATGATGAAACGGCTGAAGTCGTCGTTGTTGTTCAGCAGGATCTGGGCGTTGTTACCACCGATACCCACACCCACGGCCTGAGGACCGAAGAAGATGAGTTGAGCAGCTTCGTAATCAGCAGCAGAGCCACTGCCAGCATCGGTGATGATGGCGGAGAAGGTTTGCTCAGGCAGGTTGGTGGACTCGAACCAACGGACACCCTCGAAGAGGAAGCCAGTAGGCATAACGGGTTGACCGGCGACAAAGCCAGCTTGGCCGTAAGCAGGACCCATACCTTGATAGAAGTTGGCGTTGGGCTGCATTGCCGGCATCATCGGGTTGATCATCCCTGTGCCGGGGTAGCGAGCAATCTCGCGGAAGTCAGAGTTCTGACGCAGGTGCATCATCGCGGTGGGGTCCACGATGCAGCGGTAGTAGCCATCAGCGAAAGTCGGGACGTTGCGCTTACGCATATCCTTGACGACTTCGAGCAGGTCAGTGGTGACGTCGAACTTGGCGCTCTCGTCAGCGGCATAACCAGGAGAAGCAATTTCTGCTGTGGTTTTGCCACCGGGGAAGTAGTAACCGCCTTGCTCGTCAGAAGATTGACCACATTCAAATGCCTTCAGCAGTTCGTTAGCGAAGACGCGGTCACGCCAGCGACGGTAGTCGTCGAGCAGGGTGAGAGAGCCGATGGACTGGTGGAAGACGTTCAGGTTGCCTGTGTCGAGCAGCAGGCGCTGAGCTGTAATCAGGGTCTCACGTGCCACCTTGAAGGTGGAAGGCTGAGATGCATCGCGAGTGTCAGCGGGGCCGGTGTACTCACGCAGAGTAACGAGCACCTTGTCCTTCACGATGTTGCGGGCGGAAGCGGAACCAAGGGTTTGGTCTGCAGTCCGCTCACGGGACTCCTTAGTGCCAGGCTTGCCCCAGAAACGATAACGGTCGAGCTGCACGGTTTGACCGGGCTGCTTGGAGAAATCGTGGACAACAACCGGCTCAACTGCCATCTCAATGATGTAGGCAGGATGAGGACGGTAAAGCTCTGCACCAAGAAGCTTCGGAAAATCATTATCAATCCACATAGGGATTAACTCCGTAAGCTAAAAGGTTTATAAGTGACTTCGACATAGTCACATATATAGATAGTACTATTAATTGTTATACTTTGATGTATATACCCAAAAATTTTGTGGCTATGGAATTTATTGACGATAAAATTTGGAAGCCTGTACACACATTGCCTGGCTACGAATGCTGTATTGAATACTAT